CATGTTCCGTTTCTCGTTCTAAAAATTCTTGTTTATTATATTTAGTTCCCCTGTCTATTGATATGATGTTGGTTCGTGTTTGACTTTGAAATGTCATTTTTCTTACTCTATTTCTAGTTTTACCTTTTTTCATGTTCTTCTTCATGTATTTCTCCATTTGGGTTATGTTATATAATAATATGAATTATTTTTGTACGAGTCTCCTTTTTATTTTATGAATGTTTGACCTTTTGAACCTTTTGGTTCAATAGATTTTGCAACATTTTCAAATTCTGTTGGTATAGCATCTTTAACTACACTCATCAACATAAAATGTTTTCTTTCTGATTGGTCAAAAGTGTGTCTTAATTGTTTAACTAAAAATTCACCCTCATAGACATTATCTATTTTACTCTTGCCATGGTCTTTTCCTGTGATTGGTAATGTGAGTTTTACTTTATCACCGACAGATAATTTACAAAATCCATATGTCTTAAGTTGTATACTTATACCACCTCTTTGCAGCTCCATCATTTTTGACCTTCTGGTTGATAACCAATTTTCTGCGTTGTTGTCTGAGAAGTTGTATCCTGTGTCGGATAGGTAATGCGTTGTGTCATGTGTTCCATTATTTGAACTTGGGTGTACTTGTGTCTTTGCATTGGTAAAATCTCCAAGAGTATTGTTTCTTTCATCAATCGCTACTTGATTGTATATAGGATTTTTATCTATTCTACCAAAGTCCTTAAAGTTGTCAAAGTAATTAAATGTGTGTTGTGTGTAGTTTTTATGGAATATATTGTATTTTATTAAATTAGAACTTAACATACCACCTCTACTTGACATTAAAGTGTCATTAGTTTTAGATATACTAAAATTTAAAATTCTTCTATAATCTTTTTCCAAAGAACCACCTCTTTTATTCTCACCCTCTATATTCATACTGGCCTCTGACGCAACAAATTCACCTTGATATGGTTCATTATATAAACTATCTAGAACTCTAAACTGAAAACCTTTTGTACTCTCGTAGAAAAAATAATGAGGAGAACCACCATATTTTTTAGAAAAAGATTCTCTTGTAAGTGTTCTAATAAAATCTATGGGTCTTAAATTAGGTGCGACATATTTTCTTTGTCTACTTGTTTCGTCCATAGTTATTTCTTTATTTGTGTTGATTAAATTACTATCTCTTAAAATAGATTCTATAATCTCTGAATTAGTTCCAGAGTAAGATTTTGATGTTCTTGTTCGATTATTTCGAAGAGTTTCAGTTGATACTGCACTTATCTCATATATTTGAGAGCCTGCACTTGCATCTTGTCTTGCAGATACTTTATGAACACTAAAAACATTTTTTGTAAAATCAAATGAACCAACACCCTTTGTTGTTATCTTAAGTGATATAAACTCTTGACCTACGATAGGCATATTCATAAGCATATTTTCTTTGTCAACAATAACTAAACTTAACATGAGAGAACTTGTAAACATATTCTCAAATATATTCATTTCTACAACAGAATCATTTAGACGAGCAATTACACCAGTAGACGAGAGTAATTTACACTCCTCTAAATTATATTCGCCTGCATATTGTACACCTGTTCCTAAAGCCATTAGATTGCTGTTTCACCGATTAATTTTTGATACTCGTCTGTAAACTGTTCTACAAAACTTGGGTCGAGTAATCTTATTTGTCTTCTTTTATCTTGTTCTTGTTCTTCATACTCACGATTAGTAATTGGAGTAAGACCTGTATATGCATCATCATCTACTTCGTTAAACACTTCTATTTTAACTTTAGTATCACCAGAGGTTTGTGTAGATTCATAATGATGTATTCCGTCTACGTTAGAGTATTTGTCATTGATGTAACCTAAAAATTGCATACCACTCATAGGCCATTGATGATATCTATCTGTTATATCATTGATTAATAATATTACCCAGTGTAGTTCTGCATCACCGTATAATTTGTGTGCAATCATCTCTGGTGTTTCACCTTCTTTTACATCATAAGTATCGTATAACAAAGTCTGTGATTTTAACTTTGCTCTCATACCCACTCTTCGTAAAAGATTAGTTACATCTTTAAAATTTAAATCACCTTTTGCATCATAAGGTATTACTGGAAACGCATCAAAATACATTTTTAATATCCTTCAAAAACTCTTTCTCTTGTGATAATTTCTATTTCTTTAAATGAAAGTGTTATAGCTGTTTCTACTGGTGGTGCTCCATCATCTGCGTGTGGTTCAAATGTTTTGTATCTATCACCACCATAAGTCACTCCAACATTATCTAAAAAACACTCTGATATTCTATGGACATAATCGTTTTCTTTACCTTTGTACATATATTGAATATTAAATGTGTTTGGTACGGTCATTGTATCTCTATCTCTACCATTTAACATTTCTGGTAACATATTAGACTTAAACGCAAACACTATTTTTCTTATTTCATCTGCTTCTCTTGAATTTTTAGGTATCATTTTAAATGTGTACTGGAAAGTTCTTCTGTCTACATTTTTAAATGCAAGTTCCATTCTATCTGCAACAACAGCACCTGTTGATATTTCAATTGCTTCTCTTGAACCAGACGTTATTCCTAATCCATCTATAATACCTGTAACAACATTTAAACCTTTCTTTTTAAAGTCATCAGCAATATTAGGTAATTTGTCTATCAACGCTTCGCCTGGCGATTCACCTGCTTTTACACCTTGATATATACTCGCAGCTGCAGCTGCAAGACCACCTATTGCGTCATCTACATATTTTGTTCCATAAGTAACTTGAACTGACGAAGGCATATACATTGCGATTGCAGTATCTAATCTTCTAGTTGCTGGTCTTTCTATTTTAACAACTTGACCACCTTCTATTTCTTCTTTAGTTGCTTGTTCTGTTCCTAAATCTTTTCTTGTTCTGTCTAGTAAATTAAATCCTTGACTTAATGGTTTACCATCAGGAGTCCCTTTTGAAATCAATTGGTCTTCACCCTCTACATTTTTTTGTTTTTGATATCCAGTTTTACCACCAAAATTCTTTTTTATGAAATTAGGTATTTCTCTATTAGCTTGTTCTTTTTTAATTGTTTTACTACCACTTTTACTTTTACCAGAAAAACTTAATTTAGAGTTTGCTTGTTCGTTTATGAAAAAGATAATGTAGTGTCCATGATTACCTATGCCTGGGTCACCAGCTACGTCAAGTGGAAACTGAAAAAGATTAGGATTTGCTTTTCCTTTTTGATTTAAAGATGAGGAGTCAGAACTATCTCTTCCTGTTTTACCTTTGTTGATACCAAGTAAGCCTGGTAAATTACCAGCTACTTTTCTTAATCCTGTGTTGACTACCTGAGTTGCGATACCTTTTGCGAAGTCTATTGCCATGTCTAAATACTCCTATGAAGGTATTTAGTCGACATGACATACAAAGGTAAATATATTCCAAAAAACCCAAAAAAGTATAAGGGTGACCCATCACAGGTTGTCTATCGTTCTTCTTGGGAACGTAAGTTTATGGTCTATTGTGATAAGAATGATAAGGTTGTAGAATGGGGTAGTGAGGAGATAATCGTCCCTTACAGGTCGCCTTGGGACGGTAAAATGCACCGATACTTCCCAGACTTCTATATCAAGATAGAACAAACTACAGGTGGTGTCAAGAAGTTTCTTATCGAGGTCAAACCTAAACATCAGTGTAAAGAACCTATCAAAACACCAAAGAAACGCACACGCAAATGGTATAATGAAGTAAAGACTTGGGGTATTAATCAAGCTAAATGGAAATCTGCAATAGATTGGTGTGAGAATAGAGGTATGGAATTTAAGATACTTACTGAAGACCATCTCAATCCGAAGTATAAATAGTATTATGTACGAATACAGATGTAAAATAGTTAAGGTAATAGACGGTGATACAGTTGATGTAGATATCGACTTGGGCTTTGGTGTGTGGTTACACAAAGAACGCATTAGACTATATGGTATAGACACCCCAGAATCACGAACCAGAGATTTAGAAGAAAAGAAGTATGGTAATATTGCTAAAGATTTAGTTCTTACTTTGATGCCTGTTGGTTCTATGCAAACACTTATTACAGAAAAAGATAAGTCAGGTAAGTTTGGAAGAATACTTGGTAAGTTTAGAGTACACGAACCACACCTAGACAAATGGGTAATACTTAATGAATTTATGGTTGACAATCACTACGCAGTAGAGTATCATGGGCAGTCTAAACAATCTATAGAAGAAGAACATTTATTAAATAGAAAGAAGTTAGATGGCAGTTCCAAGTAAGTATATACAAAGTGTAGTTAAGGCTGCAAAGGGTAGACCAAAATCAACTGATTGGTATCGTGATAAGATAAGAGAATTTGGTACACCTAAATCACTTGATTTAAT